CGCCCGTGGTCACGGTTCGATGCCTGCTACGAACGTCGTCGTGCTCGGGTCGTCGGCAGTCGTGAACGACGTCCTCGCCGTCGCGCCAGCAGCGCTCGTCGCCGCCTTGAGTCCGGAGCCGGAAGTCGAAGCTTCGAAGGCTGCTCAGATCGTGATGGACACTGCGCCAGGCGCCGCCGGCGTAGCAGGACCAGTCAACAAGTCGATGTTCCAGAGCGACGCGGTCGCCGTCAAGGTCCGCTGGCCAGTGACGTGGGCTCTCCGCGACCCTCGGGGCTTCGCGTGGATGACACCGACGTGGAAGTGACGCACCGTGATCGTCGAGAGGTCTTCCGTCAAGAGCTTCGTCCGCGCTTGCGCAGCGGCGGCGATCGGTGCCCATGACGGAGCGCCGCCGGTTCGAGTCGCTTCTCGAGAGTGGAGTAGTGACACAGGAGCGATATGGCTCTTAAGGTCGCCGGTCTCGCCGACTGAGATAGCTATGTCCGCGCCGCTGGTGCAGACGGTCTTGCTCGACTTCATGGCGACTCTCGCGCCGCGGTCAGCTGCTGCGCAGATCTTCCGCGAGGGACTGCAGCTGACGTTCGGCCGCGACGGCCAGATCTCTGTGCCGACGATCATCGGTGACCCGAGCCTCGCTGCTTTCGTGCGGGAGAGCTGGCCGATCCCCGTCGTGCAGCCTCACGTCGAGCCTTTGATCTCCTTGACGCCGCACAAGATCGCGTGCATTATCGTCTTGACAGCCGAGATGGTGAGGTCGAGCAACGTCGAGGCGCTCGTCACAGATGCTCTGGTCCGGTCAGCTAGCATGGCGCTGGACGCAGCTCTGCTCGACGCTAATCCAGGAACAGAAGCTCGGCCTCCGGGCTTGCGGCATGACTTGCCGCCGGTCGCTGCTGACGCGTCGCCAGATCCTGTCGCTGCGATGATCACTGACTTCACGAACTTGTACCTCGCGGTGGCACCTGCAGCAGCTCGGCCGCCGATCTACGTCAGCAGCTTAGCGCGGACGGCGAAAGCGGAGATCTCTTCTCCGCACGGCCTCAAGCCGCTCCAGGTAGTCGGTAGCATCGCGCTGCGGAACACGACGGATATGGTCGCCGTAGCACCGGACGTCCTCGTCAGCGTCCTCGGCGCAGTACCAGAGATCACGGCCAGCCGGGAGAACGCCCTCCACATGGACTCGAGCCCAGCGGACCAGCCGACGCGGTCGACGTGGCAGACGGACTGCGTGGCAGTCAAGGTGAGATTTCCAGTGACTTGGGCACTGCGAGCTCCGGGTGGCGTAGCTTGGTTGACGGCGACTCACTGGTGATGGTCGACTACCTCACCATCGACTACCCGATGGGACAGTCGTCCAGCGACTTGACGGCGTTCTACAACGGCTATGGTGCAGATGGCTGGCAGATCAGCTCGGTCCAGGTGGTCAAGTCTGACTGGCGGCGAGTAGTCTTCATGCTCGGGACACCAACTGAATATCTCGTCGTCGACTATGACGCTGGGAAGACGCCGCAGCAGCTGACTGATGACCTCAACAGCTATGGCGTAGATGGCTGGGACTTGCGGTCGACTGACCTCGCGCGCAGTAACATGCGCCGTGCTATCTTCATGAAGACGCAAGGGAGCAGTGGCGGCGGTGGTGATGGCGGTGTCGAAGAAGCTCCTTCTGATGGCAAGACTTATGGCCGCCGGAATGCAGCTTGGAACTGGGCCGTCGCGCATGACAACGACGTGATGGACGGAGGAACCTTCTGACAACGTGGGCAGGCTTCGGTGACGTCCCGGAACTAGACCCTGTCGTCGCTTACGAGAGGACTCTGTTCGGCTGGCGTGGCTTGACTCTGAATGGCGAGATCCTCGACGTCCAAAGTTACCAAGCTGAGGTCCCGAGCAGCATCATGGTCCGGCGAGGCGAAGACCTCGTCGGGCACCGTGAGGTCACAGACAAGTATGCTCTGTCGATCGACAGCTACTTGGAGCGCTACAACCGAGCTGTCTGGGAGTTCAGGGAGAACTTGCTTGACGAAGCCCTCGAGGACTTTGACGCAGCAGTTCGCATGGTCCCGACTGCAGCGGCTCGGTTCAACCGGGGTCTCGTGCTCTTGACGATGGGCCGGTGGCGGGAAGGCTTCGAGTCATACGAGGCCCGCCTCGAGCTGATGACGCCGCCCATGTGCCGAGGGGTCAAGGTGAAGCGCTGGCACGGAGAGGAAGTGAGCGGTAAGAAGCTCTTGCTCGTCCATGACGCAGGGTTCGGTGACACGATCCAGATGCTGCGGTACGTGCCAGAGCTGCTCGAGCGTGGTGCTGACGTGCACTTGATGGTTCCACCGGAGCTAGTGAAGCTCGCTTCACAGGTTGCACCAGTCACTGAGCGCGTGGTTGAGGCAGACTTCTTCTGCCCCATGCTGTCACTGCTGCACCTGCTAGACCAGACACCGGAGAGCGTTCCGCATGGACCCTACCTACATGTCGATCGGTCGCTGGTTGAGAAGTGGCAGCGGAAGCTCTCAGACGACGGCAAGCTTCGAGTCGGTGTCGCCTGGTCTGTCGGCCGCAACGTCGACGGGGATTATCCCCGAGCTATTCCGCTTGGTCAGATGGTTGCGGCTCTACCGGAAGATGCGAACTACTACAGCTGCCAGAGCCAAGGCGGAGAAGAAGCTGCCCGCCACGGGGTAGCTTCGTACACCTTCGAGGACCTCGCAGACTGCGCCGCGTTCATGAAGTGCATGGATGAGATCGTGACTGTCGACACGGCAGCCGCCCATGTCGCCGGGGCCACTGGCCACCCGCGCGTCACGGTCCTCTTGAGCCACTGGGCCTCGTGGCGGTGGCTCGACAACCCGTTCTACCCCGACGTCAACCTGTGCCAGCAGAAGTTTCCTGGTGACTGGGAGAGCGCCCTTGCTGAGTATCGCTCGGTCTGAGGTCGAGGTCCGGCCGAACCGGATCTTCTCCAACCCCTACTTGAATGACTCTGAGACGGCGGTCCTCGTAGACCTCGTGAGCAGCGTGTCGCCGCGGGTCATGGTGGAGATCGGCTGCCAGACGGGGCGGACGGCGAAGACGATCCTCGACAGCGTCCACACCCTCGAGGCTTATGTCGGCGTCGACGTGCCTTGGGACCACGAGCCGATGCTCAGCTGCCAAAGGTCAGAGATCCCGTACACGGCGGGCCTCTGGGCAGCAGCTGATCCGCGGTTCTCTGTGCTCGTCCACGAGAGAGGTTCACTCGGCGTCGGGCCGCAGGACCTCGAGCCGTGCGACGCTGTCTTCATCGACGGTGACCACTCTGCCTATGCGGTGACGCACGACAGCAACCTCGCGAGAGCTGTCGTCCGGCCTGGCGGGATCATCATCTGGCACGACTACTGCAATCCAGCCGTCGAGGTCACCCGAGCTCTCGACAAGCTCTACGAAGAAGGGTGGCCGATCGTCCACGTCTTAGGGACATGGCTGGCCTTCCGCCGAACTTGACGAAGAGGCGGCGGCTGCCGGTCCTCACGATGATCCGCCAAGCGCAGACGGCTGCGACCGAGAAGTATGGGGTCGACGGCAAGGTGAAGCAGAGAGCGCCACGGCCGATCACTCTACCGAAGCTCAAATGTCTGGAGGCTGACCATGCCGCTCCCGAAGCCGAAGAAGGGTGAGTCGCAGGACGACTTCGTGTCCCGTTGTATGAGCGAAGCTTATGGCAGCGACGCGCCAGATGATCGCACGCAGGAGCAAGCGGTGGCGATGTGTATGCAAGCCTGGCGGGACAAAGACAAGAAGAGTGTGCAGCGGCAAGAAATTGTAGCAAAGATCATCGCGAACTGGAAAGAGAAATTTGGTGAAGATCCAAGTGCAGCAATTGAGCGTTCTCTTGACACTATACCTTTTCCCGAAGATGAAGAGGACTATGAAGATTTCATGGATCGGTGTACGGAAGAGGCTTTGACTGATGGAGGTGTAGATCCACAAGAGGCTGACGATGCTTGTGAGGAGATGTGGAGTAGTAAGTTTCACAAGCCTGCACGAGTGCGCGCGAAGGGCAAGAAAGTTAACAAGCAAGATGCTCCTCCCGTGAGTGAGGGCGAAGACGAAGATGACTATCTTGACCGTTGTCTTGAAGAGATGACTCAAGATCAATCGGATATGACTGAAGAAGAGATCATGGCCGAGTGCCAAGCTGAGTGGGAAGTTTTTCAAGAAGAAGGTGAGGATGAGTATTTCGGCCGGCGATTCAAGCAACGGACTGGCATTACTCAGTTCAAGACGCACTCTGAAGAAGTCCAGGGCATGGAGTTCGTCCTCAGCGACGAGACGCCGGACCGGATGGGTGACGTCATCAGCTCGACCGGGTGGGACCTCGGCAACTTCCTCAAGAACCCGATCGCTCTGTTCAACCACAACTCGAACTTCCCGATCGGCCGGTGGCACAACCTCCGGGTCGAGAAGGGAGGCCTCCGCGGCCGCTTGGAAGTCGCCCCGAAGGGGACGTCCCAGCGCATTGACGAGATCCGGAAGCTGATCGACGTCGGCATCTTGCGTGCCGTCTCTGTCGGCTTCCGGCCGGTCGAGCAGCAGCCGCGGAAAGGCGAGAAAGGAGACTTGCTCGGTCTCCACTTCGTGAAGCAAGAGCTCGTGGAGACTTCCCTCGTGTCAGTGCCGGCGAACCCGAACGCCCTGGCTGTGGCTAAGTCTCTCGACATCTCCCCTGCTACGATCGACTTCGTCTTCGCCGGGTCCGGCGACAGAGGCGAGAGAGTGAAGCGCAGGTTCGACGGCGGGTCCGCCAGAACGCACCGTACCAAGAGGAGGGCAAGCGCTATGACGCTCGCTCAACGCATCATTGACGTCCAAGCGGCGATCGTCGACAGGAAAGACGCTCTCGCCGCCCACTGGGCGAAGATCGACGACAGCAACGTCAGCGACGCTGACTTGCAGAAGACGAACGACCTCAACGCCGAGATCTCCCGCCTCGAGAAGCAGCACTCTGCCCTCGTCGACTCGGAGAAGCTCCTCGGGAAGAAGACTGATGGTGGCAACGGCAAGACCAAAGATCTGGCCGTCATCATGCCGCGGCCGACTATCACTTCTGGCGGCAACGGCCACGACAAGTCCGAGACTGTCTACTCGACTGTCGGGAAGAAAGATCTCGACTTGCTCGATCTCCTCGTCCGCGGAGGCACGGTTGCCTACGTGTCAAGGATGTGGGGCAAGAGCCCGGCCGAGACGTGCGAGAAGATCTACGGCGACCACGAGGCGACGAAGCTCATGACGGAGATCGTCATGCGCGCCGCGTCAGCTCCTGCCATGACGACGGTGACGGGCTGGGCGGCGGAGCTCGTGCAGCAGACTTACACCGCGATGATGGAAACCTTGATGCCGAAGAGCATCTTGACCCGCCTCGCGGCTAAAGGTCTGTCCCTCAGCTTCGGCCGCGCGGGCAAGATCAACATCCCGACGCGGTCTCGCACGCCGAGCATCGCCGGCTCGTTCGTCGGAGAGGGACAAGCGATCCCCGTCCGGCAGGGCGCGTTCACCAGCCAAGCACTCACTCCGAAGAAGATGGCTGTGATCACGACCTGGACCCGGGAGATGGACGAGCACTCCATCCCGGCGATCGAAGGCATCCTCCGCGAGGCGATCCAGACGGACACGACCGTGGCTGTGGACAGCGTCTTGATCGACGCGGGTGCGGCGACGGTCATCCGGCCGGCGGGGTTGCTGAATGGCGTGGCGGCTCAGACGGCGACGACGGGCGGCGGCATCGCGGCGGTGGTGGGAGATCTCAAGCTGCTCATCGGCGCGCTCACCACGGCGACATATGGGAACATCCGCAACCCCGTGTGGCTGATGAACCCGGCCGAGATGCTCTCCCTCTCGCTCATCAACGCGACGAACACGGGCGTCTTCCCGTTCGCCGCTGAAGTGGCAGCGGGTAACCTCCGCGGCGTGCCGATCATCGACTCGGGGACGGTCCCGGCGAAGACTGTGATCCTCATTGACGCGGCTGACTTCGTCGTGGTCGGCGGCGAGGCTCCCCGCTTCGAGATGTCGGACCAGGCCACGCTGCACATGGAAGACACGACACCTCTCGACCTCGTCGGACCGGGGTCGCCGGGCACTGTGGCAGCGCCCCAGCGCTCGCTCTTCCAGACAGACTCGCTGGCTCTGCGGATGATCATGCCGCTGAACTGGGCGAACCGCCGCTCTGGCACAGTCGCATGGACTCAGAACGTTACCTGGTAAGAACTCTCGCCTAATTCCAGGCGTTGAGAGATCATAGCAACAGAGGAGCCACGATGATGGCTGATGATCAAGCAACTGAAGCTGCGAAGAGGCAGCTAGCGGCGGACCGTGAGGCCAGCGAGAAGTCTCGCCAAGAGTTCCAGGATCGGATGAAGGGGAAGCCCACGCCGACCCAAGAAGAGAACGACCTGGCAGTCCTCGGAGCTCCCGTCTTCGAGAAGGAAGACGACGGCTCTGGGCCTGACCCGAACATCCGTCACGTCGAGGCGGGTAAGCCGGGGACCTACCAGACTCGGCAGCACCAAGCTGGCCGGCCTCAAGCGCCGGTCCAGCGGGCCGTTCCTCGAGAGTAAGACGCCAAGCTTGGGGGGCTCCGGAATGAGCCGGGGCCTCCCTCCTTTTTTCTCCGAAGGTTGTGACGTGGATGGGTGCGCGCGACCTGGTAGCTCGCACACTGCGGACAGTGGTCCGAGCTGTCGAGGGTGCGTACCGACCCGGGCCGTACCTCTTGCCGGTCAGCGGCGGCTATCTGCCCGCTGGGACTTCGACTAACTTCTGGCAGCTCGGTCAGGACGTCATCCCGCTGTCGTCTCGGTCGGCGATGGTCGAGGCGTGCATCAGCGCATATGCCCAGACCGTAGCCATGTGCCCTGGAGACCACTGGCGGACGAACAGGAAAGGTGGCCGGGAGCGAGTCAGGACGTCGGCTCTGTCACGGCTCCTGCGGCGGCCTAACGCCTACCAGTCGATCAGTGACTTCCTCTTGAACGCGACGCGGAGCTTGTACCTCGAGGGGAACGCCTACGCTCTCGCCCTCCGGAACGACCGGTTCGAGGTGAGCGAGCTCCACCTGATGAACCCGAAGATGTGCTGGCCTCAAGTCGCGGAGACCGGGGACATCTTCTACGCGCTCGGTGGCAACGGTGTCATCGCTCAGCAGATTCCGGAGAAGCTGATCGTCCCGCAGCGTGACGTCTTGCACATCCGGCTCCACTGCGACCGCCGCTACCCGTACCCGCTCATCGGGGAGACGCCCCTCATGTCAGCGGTCCAGGACATGGGCGTCGGCGACGCGATCGCTCAGCAGCAGCTGCAGTTCTACTCGAACCAAGCGCGGCCGTCGGCGATCTTGCTCACAGAGCAGAACTTGGACAAGGACCAAGTCCAGGCACTGCGTGACCGGTGGGACGAGCAGACGCGAGGGGTCAACCAAGGCAAGACGCCGATCCTCACGAACAACCTCAAGGTCACACCGTGGCAGATGCCTGGGAAGGACGCTCAAGTCGCAGAGATCATGAAGATGAGCGAGGACAGGATCGCCCTCGCGTTCCGCGTGCCTCTGCAAGTCCTCGGCCTCAGCGGCGGTCCGTCATACGGGTCAGCTGAGGCGCTGATGCAGTTCTGGGTCGCGTCGGGCCTCGGGTTCTGCTTGAACCACATCGAGCAGTCTTTTGATCGGTTGTTCCAGCTTCGGGGTGAACCTGAAGAGTACACTGAGTTCGACACGTCGGCGCTGATGCGCTCTGCGTTCAAGGACCGGATCGGAGCTCTGAAGGAAGGCGTCATCGGCGGCATCTTCTCGCCAAACGAGGCTCGCAACAAAGAAGGCCTCGACGACGTGAAAGCCGGAGACGAGCCGCGCGTCCAGCAGCAAGTCGTGCCGCTCTCCGCCGCTGAGAGCATCGTGCCTAAGCCGGGCGCTGGGACTGGGCCGCACCCGCCGCCGGCGCCAGGACCAGCCGCGCCGCCTCCTGCAGCTCCGGTTCCTCCGCCGCCGAAGGACTACACGGATGACGTCAAGCGAGAAACACAACGGCTCCTCGATGCAGCCGCCAGAGTCCGCCGACGCCTTAACTGAGGCTTGGCGGGAGACTCTCGGCGCGATCCTCGCTGGACACCAGGAGGAGATCGAGCAGAAGTGGACTGAGCACGACCGCGCGTGGCAGCGGGAGAAAGCTTTCATCGAGGCCCAAGCCGCTCAAGTCGTCGCCGAGCTGAGGGCGACTATCGTCGAGCGCTTAGACGCGTTCATGAGGTCAGTCAACGAGCGGATGGCTCTCGTCCGTGACGGAGCACCTGGAGAGCGCGGGCTCCGAGGGGAGAGAGGTGAGCAGGGCCTCCCCGGAGATCCTGGCTTACCTGGGATCAAAGGTGACCCGGGTGATCAGGGTCCACCAGGAGCTAAGGGTGACCTGGGCGATCGTGGCGAGCAAGGTTTTCCTGGGATCAAAGGTGACCCAGGTGAGCAGGGTCTTCCTGGGATCAAAGGTGACCCAGGCGAGAAAGGAGAGGTTGGTCCTCAAGGCCTGCCCGGCGTGCAAGGACCAGCCGGCACGCCTGGTGCTCCTGGTGAGCTAGGTCCGCAGGGTCCTCCCGGACTGCGTGGTGAGCCAGGCCTGCCAGGCGTGCAAGGCATCCAAGGTCTTCCCGGGCCGCGCGGAGACCGAGGCGAGAAAGGAGAGCGCGGCGAGAGAGGGGAACATGGCGAAGAAGGCAAGAGAGGGCCGCAAGGCCTCCAAGGCTCGAAAGGCGACCCAGGGTCGGCCGGGGCCAAAGGCGAGAAGGGTGACCCGGGTGGCAAGGGCGAAGCCGGCTCGCAAGGTCCGCAAGGTGAGCGCGGCTCGGTAGGTCCGCAAGGCAAGCTCTCGATCGTCAAGACGTGGATTCAAGACCAAGTCACGTATGAGGGTGAAGTCGTCTCCCACAGCGGGAGCAGCTGGCAAGCCCTCCGAGATACGGCGACCCGACCTGGTGGCAAAGACTGGGTCGTGGTCGCAGTCGCCGGCCGAGATGCCCGCCCGATGCGGGTCCGCGGGACTTACAAGCAAGATGCTGCCTACGAGCAGCTTGACGTCGTCATGAAGGACAGCAGCTCCTTCGTGGCTCTCAAGGACGACCCCGGGGTCTGTCCTGGTGATGGCTGGCAGATGCTCGCGTGCAGCGGCAAGCGTGGTGTTCCTGGGGAGAAAGGCGACCCTGGTGAGCGAGGCCAGCGTGGTGAGATGGGGATGCCCGGCCGAGACGGGGTCCACCTCGTCAGCTGGAAGATCGACTCGAAGAACTATCGGGTCATCGGGAAGATGTCAGACGGGACGGAGAAGCCGTTCGATCTTCGTGAGCTGTTCGAGCAGTTCCACAGTGAGACGCGCTGATGGCTGACGTCACAGTCAAAGTCCTCGACCCAGCGACGAGTTTTGACTTCCTCACTCTCGCTGAGGCGAAGGTTTTGCTTGGAATCTCGCCGGCGGACACGTCGCAAGACGCACTCTTGTCGATGCTGATCACGACTTATTCTACCTATGTGGCAGAGCTGTGCAACCGTACGTTCGCTAAGGAGAGGGTGACCGAAACCTGGCGGGAGGTCTATGACGGCCGGGTGTTCCTCACCCACTGGCCTGTCAAAGAGACGGACATCGAGGACGTCGTCCCTGCGGGTGACTCGAGCTTCTACCCGGCGGGTGTCTATGAGCTCGAGGAGCAGTCTGGTAAGCTGTCGAACGTCGCCTTGTACGCGGCCGAGGCGACAGCGTGGCCGCAGTCGGTCATCGTGACTTACACGGGCGGGTTCGTCTTGCCTGACGAGGCGCCCCTGCCGCTCAAGCAAGCTGTGGCGATCTTGATCCGTGATGAGCGGACGAAGAACCAGCAAGCTCAAGCTGCTGGCATCCGTCAGATCACGCACAAGGAGTCGCGCATCGTCTTCTTTGATCCCAACGCTGTCCTCGCTAAACTAGCGAGTAGCGGCGGGAGGTCAGCGGCTATGCAAGCTGCTGAGTCTCTCCTCAAGCAGTACACGCGGTGGTGGGTCTGATGCTTGACGTCAAGATCGAGACAGCTGGGCTCGAGGAGAGCATCGGGATCATGCTCGCGAGGCTCCGCCGGTTTCCCCACGCGATGGCTAATCAGATGTCGGATTGGCAAGTCGAGGACATGCACCGCAAGAAGCCAGCTACGAAGAAAGCTGTGCGGGCGGGGACTTCGACGACGCTCGTCCGGCCGCACTCTCTGAGGACGATGAAGCGCTCGGCGAGCTACCAGCGGCGCCAAGCCAGGCGCATCGTCCGCCTCGCTGCGAAGTCGTCAGCGCGGTCGAGGAAGAGAGCTGCTGAGCTGTTCCGCCGCTTCCAGCCACGCATGTCGACGCGGCCGATTTTGCGGTCGTCTCTCCAGACTTCTCTCATTGACCGGATGAAGGATCTCTTGCACAACCGGATCAAGTGGATCAAGCCGGCGGAGTAGCGCATGGCCGTTGACTTCTCGACAGTCCTATACTTGCACACTCAAGACTTTTTCTCGAGGAGCATGACCGTGACGCCTCTCGTGTCCAATCCGGGTGCGCCGGCGTACACGATCCGCGGGATCTACTCGACGCGCCCAGTCGACATCATGGTCGAGGGCGGGATGGCGATGGTGTCTGACCAGCAGACGATCGTCGACATCCGGGACAACGAGCTCTTCGACGCCGGTCATACTCTCCCTGAGCAAGGAGACCTGATCGACATCCCGGCTGAGGGTAACATCCCCGCTGTGGGCATGGTTGAAGTCACGGATGCAGACGCGAACGGTGGTGGTGAGACGACGCTGACAGTCCGCAAGTACATGACGGCGGCGCCATGAATGACTTCCCCTGGACCGGAACCGGTGGGCTCAGTGACACGCAAAGCTACTCGTGGATCTTGCTGAACGCGATCTTCGATCGCCTCTCGCAGTCGTCGTTCTTCACGAACTTCGTCATGAAGCGGACGAGTAGCGCTCTCCAAGTTGAGGGTGACCACCACATCCCGTTCCTCGGGATCTTCCTCGGAGAGGACTTGTACGAGCCCGACGGTGACATAAACGCAGGAGACATCCGCTTCATCAACAAGGTGACCATCGGCATCCAGATCATGGTCATCAACAATGACCCGACGGAGATGCTGAAGAAGCTGGACCAGGCGTCGTGGTTCACTCTCAACCAGATCCTCCGGGACAACACTCTGATGAACCGCCTCAAGACGACGATGCCGGATGGTGACAACTTCCGCCTTGAAGGCGTCCCGCGCATCCGCTTCCGGCCGGACACCTGGGGCCTCGCAGGGTCTCAGAACGAGACGCCGTTCGGCGAGCGGCTCTTCTGGCTCACGTATCAGTTCCGGACTGAGTGGTACCCGACAGAATTTGACGACCTCGAGCGGATCACGGTGACGACTGCGTTTCCGCTGGGCGACGCAGACGGCCAGTCGAAGACTCAGCAAGTCAAAGTCGTCTACGAGTTCAACCCGGACTCGGTGCCGACTCCGCTGCCACCTGATCCTCCATATGAGAACCCCATGGCTACCACTTACAACCCCTTCATGTCAACGTCTCTGCCGCACCAGCAGGAGTACAACCAGCAGCAGAAGGCAAACCGGCAAGCTAATGCTCCGTCAGGGCCGAAAGCTCACCCT